CCCCTTTGACCGTTCTTCCAAATGAGCCTTATTCGCAGTATGCCGCCCTTCATGTCCCATAGAATGTAACGATTCATGAACTACCACATGGAGTGCGCTTCTCATATCAGAAGACATACCATCTGAGTCATCCAGTTTAGAAACCTTTGCCCAGACATTTGGGGAAGCCTTAAATGTATTGTCATTTCCATCATATAGACCAAGAGAACTCTGACTTATCTCCTCTCGGATGTCCCGCACTATCCCCCCTATCTGTGCATCCTTTCCAAGTTTAGAGGGGGCTATTCCTAATTCTTCGGCCTTCTTCAAAACAGCTTCGCCGTTCATGAAGACTGCCACAACTTTCCCATCGTCTGCGTCAGATTCCCACTCGCCCAACACACTGCCCTGTAAAACTGCTTTTTTACTTTCGTCAGATAAGCCCTTTACAGTCCCAAGAACGCTCTCCTCAACCCCTTTGGTTATATGAGCTTCCCAGTCTTTTGGATTGTCAGTGTATTTCATGTCAGGGTCTATGCTGAACGCCATATCGTCCACTTTAAACGGACTACTTTTAAAAGAGTGGATTAAAGCGTTGCCTAATTTACTTTGGATTTCCCCTACAACGTTGTCAACTTTGTCGTTCATCTCCTTAAGTTGATCCCGAAGACTTTGATAGCCCTTATCATTAACCATAGTTTTCGACGTATCTCTATCTATTTTATCCTGAAGCTTTTTCTTCTTAGAATCTAAGGAATTCAATTCTTTATCATCTTCTAGCTTCTTTATCGTCTCAGTAATAAAGTCTTCACCTGATGCTTCACCCTCATATATTATCTCTGCTTGCCGTGCGTCGTATTCTGCGCTTGCTTTGTCATATTTCTCTGATGCAGGGTGCTGCTTTATAAAAGCATCTGACATGTCGTCAATTCTACTCACTAGGTCTGTAATTTCTTTTTCTCGCCCTGCCACTGCTTCTGGTGACTTAGCCTCTAATAACTCATCCATTAAATTATTAAACACATCTGTAATCGCATCGCCATGATCTTCTTGATTTAGTTGAGACATATCGTAGTAAGACCCACCACGTTTACCTGTAAGAATTTCTACACCGTCAGGAGCATCTTCTTTACTGTCTACATAAACTCGTTGCCCTTCAGGAACTTTCTCCTCATCCTCTCCTCCTGAAGGTTTGTCACCGCCTCCACCAAGAAGACCGGTCAAAGGTTTAAACCCTGACGGGGCTTTTTCTAGAATTACAAAATCTAATAGGCTGGAAAGGGAGTTGTCACCTAATTGACGTACAGGCATTAATCATCCTCATCGTCTTCATCATCTTTATTACGTTGGTTACCGCCAGAAGGGTCATAACTAACGGTAGGATTGGTTGGGGATTGATTCGGGAAGGGAACTATAAAGGTCGCTTTCTTTATTTCACCTAATCCATTAGGTGATAAGTTAGCTACATAATCTACACCCTTCTCAATGAACCACATTTGTGACCCATCTGGGGAGACTTCTCTAATAGTAGGAGCGGAGAAGCCCTGTTCATTTAAAGATTGCATCCATGTCTTACTTACCTCGAAACCCCAAGCCCTGTCCTCTGCTTTTTCTTTGCGCTTATCTGCCCATTCGTCTATATCACGTTCTTCGTTAGGGGCTTTATCCTGCCAGTCTGGGGTACGTCCGCCGGTGCGTCCCTTGAACTTACGCTCTGATGCTGGGATAGATTTCTCCATAGCTTGGATATCTGGTACCGCTTCTCCGCCCTCTTCCCCGCCTTCGCCGCCTTCGCCACCTTGTTCAGCTTTTTGTTCGGCTTCTTGCATTTGTTGCTCAAGCTGCAACTCTTGTCCTTGAGCTTGCATTTGAACAGTCTTAGCCATTTCTCCGGTAACAATGAATTCCGCTTCTTCCAAACCAATGTTATCTTCTTTTAGTTTAATTTCAAACCCCAGTTGGGCTAGTTGACTTGCAATACCTACTCTCTGTTGAGCAAAACTAATTCGAGTAGCTTCTGCCTTTTCCTCAGGAGTTGGTAACAATAATTCAAAATCAGTTATCCCAAAGGCTTTCAAAATCTTCGGGAACACTTTTTCATGGAATAATCTTTGGTCGGATTCAACTACACGACTCATAACAACTAACTGTTGAGTCTGTGTGGATAGCCCGCCGAAAGCTTCTGGTGCGCCCTGCCATGCAGGGGTTACGCCCCATACCGCTCCAACACGTTCACGAATCTCTTCCTTAACAGGAAGGTAATCCATCTCTTGCAATGTGTGGAACATGCGTACCATATCCACTCTACCTCGTTGGTTACGACTAGAGACCGCAACCATAGGAATGTAGTTAGGGTCTAACCTAGTTTGGGCGGCAATGTGTTCTCGTTCCTTACGCAAGCTTTCTGGATCATCAGTTGTCACCATAAGCATTGACGCTGGCATCTTACGCTCAAAGAAGTACCGATATATGTTCTTATCCATCCCAATTAATGTAAGAGCCTTCTCAAAAACCGTAAGAATCGGAGACCACCCATACGTTTCGGAGGGAGAAAATTTAGAAACATGTATAATTTCAGTATCCCTTAGATAAATATGTTGGTTCCTGTGGTAATATTTATACATTGCAGGAACACGGGTATACCCTTTCTTAGATTTACCCGGTATATCCTCAACATCATTTCGATCCATAGGACATATGAAATGAGAATTTTTAGGAAGACCCGCTGCATCAAGGTCAAATTCAACAAGTGCTGGATTTAATCGACGTATCTCTTTTACTTTAGATTTTATGCTACCCCCGTCATCATAATACTCTTTTACTAGATACAAAAATCCATCATCTACCGTATTAATATCATTATGAAATTGCCTGAGAACGGCTTCTAAACTTTGATCAAAAACATTAGCATCTGTTAAGAACTCATTAAAAATCTTTAATTGCCCTCGATCAGCTTTTTCTTTTGTAGGGTGGACTTCTATGCCACGCCTAAAAACCTCTCCGGTAATGTGGCCTAATACGGTTCGTATTTCAGCCACGGAAAACGCAATTGTCTGTAAGTCTTGTACAAGCTGTTGCCTGTACGCCATCTGATGGCGAACCCAAGTGTTTACAATGTGATCAAGCCCGATGGAGGGCGACTCACTTTTATCACCCTGCTGTTTCATTAACTGAATGAAGTTTAACCCCTCATTCATGTCAAGCATCTGTTGCGCCATACCCGGCATTTCAGGCATATATTCGGATAGTTTCATAAATTAATCCTTGGGTATTTCAATTAAGTTGCTAGAGGCTATCGTATCCATAGCGGCTAGTTTTAAAACGGCATCCATAGCTTTTTCTTTTATGAAATAATCCTGTGTGCGATTACTATGTATACGTAATTGCGATAACTCATCATTCTGTTCGGACACCTTAATTTCTAGGTTCCTCAATTTTTCTTGCGCCGCACTATATTCTGTAATAACTTGATCTATCTCTTCACTGGAACGCCCACTTGAATCCGCCACATTATCTAAAATCCCTAAACGTCCCGCTTCTTTCATTAAAGAGATGAAGGCCCCTTCTGATAGACTTATTACCGCTTCATTATCATCCTGAATATCATCGTCAGGATTTATTGTTTTTAACGCATCATGCCATGTATCAAGGATTCGCCACGTACCTGATGTGTCTCTATTAGCGATATATTGATCATCACGCTCTCTAAGAATATTACCTAATGTCATTACTACTCTCCTTACTTTACTTATCTATTATACTACAAAAACTAAAATTTACGCTATATGGCACTTACTCCAACCACAAGATTTGCACGTTACGCACCCACCTTCTTCCACGAGGTACGCATTATCACAGCAAGCCTCAGTATTTTCTATCTGTAATGATGCGTAATCTACAGCAAATCCGTTTAACACACTTTGTTTAGGGGAGTCCGCCCTTACCAAAACTTCCTTTTCACGGCTCCCCGACCTATAAACTGTAATCCCTTTGCAACCATTCTCCCACGCTGTCATATAAGCAGTATACACATCTTCAATAGTTGCGTCATTCGCAAAGTTTATTGTTTTAGATATACCTGAATCACAGGACTCTTGGAACGCCGCTTGCATTTTAACATGCGCCTCTGGAGAAATATCTTCAGCAGTAACGTAAACTTCCTTTACCCACTCTGGAACATCGGGACGAGTTTTAATAGACCCCCCATTTGAAATATAGTCCATTAATTCATCCGAATAAAAATCATATAGTTTGGCATCTGTTTCAAAATATTTATTAATGTAATATAAAGTTTCCCCTTCTAATATATTCATCTTACGCCAAGCAAGTGCGAAAGTTGGTTCTACCCCACTTGAGGTGTCCGCAAGCATGGAAATGGTTCCAGTTGGGGCAACTGTCAAGCGGCAAGCATTTCTAAATTTTTCTTTGGTGGAAGCATCTGTAACCGCTAACAACTTATCTAATACCTTATAGTCACTGTTATGCCATGCGGGGAAAACGCCTCGCTCCTTCGCTAAAGCACGAGATGCATTATCAGCAACGTCTTGAATGAACCCCATAAGAGTCCCGCCAACTTGACGGCCCTGTTCAGTATCATATCCTATCCGTAATTGAATAAGCAAGTCTGCGAATCCCATAACGCCAAGCCCAATTTTCCTAGTTGCTTTAGTCATTGTTTCTATTTCAGGCGTTGCGTAATAGTTTGCATCAATAACATTATCTAAAAAGCGCGTAGCAATTTTAACTACTTTACCTAATTCCGACCAATCAACCTTTTCTTTCCAACTTAATGGTGTCTCTGATGCTGGAGGCTTAAAGAAATTAACCACATTAATTGAGCCTAAATTACAAGATTCATTCCCTAATAGGGGTTGCTCTCCGCACGGATTGGTAGCAATCATACGACCGTATTGTTCTATAACATGGTTATCTCGATTTACAGTATCAAGGAAAATCATACCCGGCTCACCATTTCTCCACGCCCCATAGACAATTTTACTGAAAACTTCACGAGCATCTAATTCGCCCACAATTTCATTATTTCGTGGATTGATTAGAGGGTAGTTACTCCCTACTTGAACCGCTTTCATAAAATCATTTGTAACCCCAACAGAAATATTAAAGTTATGAATATCCCCTTCAATGGATTTGCAACCAATAAATTCTAAAATATCAGGATGATGAATATCCATGACCGCCATGTTTGCACCATCACGTTTACCCCCTTGAGTAATCATCGACGATACTCGTGATAGTGTTTTAAGAACTTCGATAGGCCCACATGAAATACCATGCGTGGTTTTAATGCGGTCTCCTTTGGGGCGTAGATTAGATAAGGCGAACCCCGTGCCGCCCCCAAATTTCTGAACCATTGCAGTATCGTGAGCAGCTTTCATTATCCCCTCCATACTATCTTCGAGGGGCAGAACAAAACACGCAGACAAAGTACCTTGTTTAGTTCCAGCATTCATTAACGTCGGAGAATTAGGAATAAAATCTAAATTAGACATAATAGTATAAAACTCATTAGAGGTAAGTTGCGCATCAATATCTAATTTACCGTATTTCTTTTCAACAATGGCAATCGCATCCGCAACTCGACGAAACATCGCAGGGGCATCTTCTACCACCTCATTAGAAGCGTCCTTTAAAAAGTATCTTTTCTTGGCGACTACTTCAGCTTGTGGACTCAAGGTGATGGGGATAGCTCCGATGGTGTCTGTTAGCGTCATAATTGTTGTCATTTATTTTCCTACCCTCTATATCCACAGTATAAACATAATTTACGTTCCATCACCCAAAAACTTGGCTGGCATACCCCTTCGGAACAGCCGGGGTTCAAGTGCCCTATTGGTTCCTCTACAGGGTTAACACTCTTATAGTTTAGCATTTTATCTAAACGTTTCGCAACCTCTTTGTCTATACCGTCTTTTCCCGCCCTGCCTTCAGGGGTCTCTCCGGGTGCTACAGCCTCAATCCAATCAGACGTACTCCCTAAAGTTTCGTACTTAAATATCGTAGTTTCCCAAGCAGCTTGTACAGCCATGGCAATAGAAAAGAAAGCATCCCCATGACCCATCGGTGTCACTGGTGCTTTCAAATCATTATTTACAGAAATAATCTGTTGGGTTTGTCGTTCATCTTTTAACAGTCTTAATTTGTCGCCATGGACATATTGTTCCATAATTTGCGACATGGTATGTTTACTCTTAGAAGTAAACGACATTGGGTGCCAAACTTGTTCTAAACCACGGTCTTCTAATTCTCCCCTTGTATTATCAATATACCCTTTTTCTAGCTGAAAGTTTTGCGCAACTTCGTTCAAAAACTCTATTTGATCCGAATAAGGCCACCCATCTAACCATGTTTGATTAAGCTGTTTAAGGATGTCACCAACACGACTAAAAATTACGAGATGCGATGGGTGACGCTTTTTACCTACATCAAATCCTGCAAATAATTGTTCATTAGGTTGCTTCTCGTATTTTGTATAAGCACTAAATTCTCTCAAATTTGCATCTTCACACTTTGAAATATCCTCTCGATTAAAATAAGACTCTGTTTGAAAGGAGGGCTGTAGTAGGAATTCTGAAGCGAATGATTTTGGGCGAGCTTTTTGTTGTGCTAGCAGCCATTTCTCAGAATATAAATCTGGCATGAGTACATGACGAGTTGGAGTCGGATCAAGGGCGGGAAGCACACGAGACATAAACCGATCATCCCTTTGGAGTTTAGCCAGCAAATCATCTGGAAGCATAGGGGTTCCTAAAACAATTACAGGAGCCTCTTGGTTTGGTATAAACATAGT